GGCATTCCCGGACCGCCTCCAGCACCGCCTCCAGCACCGCCTCCAGCACCGCCTCCAGCACCGCCTCCAGCACCGCCTCCAGCACCGCCTCCAGCACCGCCTCCAGCACCGCCTCCAGCACCGCCTCCAGCTGCTTGAGCTGCAGGACGACCAGCCGTACGGGCTGCTTGGGCATTCTGTGCTTGGGAGTACAGGGCATCAAGGCGTTCGCGTGCGTATTGGGGAATATCAATTCGACGCTTTGGGATGGGACCGGCAGCACCGATTTCGGCGGCACCGGCATCGACCCAGCGATTGTGGATTTCGGCAAGCCGGGCAAGGCGGCCACGGCGATCGACCGTTCCGCTGGGGTTCAAAGGTGGATTTGAAACCAGTTCCCGCAATTCGGCAAGCATCTCGTCAAACTGCTGCCGATTTAGGCGGGATCCACTATTCCGCAGGTTGTTGACAAACTCGACGATGAACGACCTGCCCATGTTCTCGTCTAGACCATAGCGGATTGCGTCATCGTCAAATCCTGCATCGTACAGCTCCCACAGGTCATCCACGAGACGATCCTGCTCGATGATGTCATCCCACTGCCGATTCAGTCCATACGAGTCAAGGAACCACCTAAACGGCCTACGGGACGAAGCCAGGTTCGATAACCGAACAGCCTTGGCTAGTGCATCCGAAGCGGTGTCGTCGAACAACGGAGCAAGGGCGGTCATCTCGTCTGCCGAAAGCGTTCGTTGCATCCGACGCTTGACAAAGTCTTTCAATGGACCTCCCGTCAAGCCTTCTTCCATACCATCAGTAATGGCATTCTGGAGTGACTTGGTCAGGCTCCGTACCCTGCGAGTTTCCTGAAGAAGGGCACGTTGATCAAGACGCAATACCGCCTCTACCGCAGACATGACAGAGCTGGAAAAGGCAGCACCAGTCAAGCCTCGTCGATTTGCGTTGTACATCGCATCGACAATCGTCTGTCCAATGAGATGCTGCCGCTGAAGTTGTCTGGTTGTTTGGATTGCCTCGTTCGTAAACGGGATGACTGGACCCGTCACGTTCAAAAGGACATCGCGGTTGATGCTTACGAACTCGTCTACGCTGTCATTGCGGTATCCAAGCCACTTACCAAACTGACGCCAACGATCAGCAAGAGCCGCTCTTTGTGCTTGAGGAGAAAGAGACCTGAACTGAGCTTCGTACCTGATAAACTCATCAATGACTTGCCCATCACCCCACACGACGGAAAAAGATCCACCATCGCGTGAAACTACACGCAAGTTGTCAAACCCACGTCCTCCGCTGGCATCTTGGATCTGCCTGACAAACGCCTCGGCAATTTCTTGGGTGGCAAACCCCGATTCAATGCCGAAGCGACGTGAGCCCGAAGCTGGAATTACGACTTGACCGCCAATATCAAGAGCCTCGTCAACAAGCGCAGGATCTTGAAGGATGCCGCGATAATAGGCGGCATCGGCAGTCCGGCCAAGAGTGGCTCGAACAGCTTCCATGCCGACATCCATGGAATACCCAAGAGTCTCAACCCTGTTAAGGATCTGTGCAATCGGATCGCTCTTGAGCCACCGCACTTCGTCTGGAGTCAAGACGGTTGTGATATCCGCACCGGGACCGGCAGCACGCTGGCGATTGCGGAGTTCCATGTACCTGTTGACAGCTACTTCGGCAATCTCGTTGACCTGCGCATCTACTGGGCGTGATCCCGGTTGAATTACACGACGATCAATGTCTGATCCAGAATGCCATGTCCAGTCTTGCGGTGCACCGACATACAGATCATCTCCAAGACCGAACTCACGTCGATACCTTCGCAGTTCTCGCGTGAACTGTTCACGGATCATGGACCTGCCGACGATGCCGGCAAGAGATCCGTAAATTCCCCCGCTCATGACATAGCCCCAAACACTGTCATTCCGGTATGTCGGATCCATCTGTTCGGTAGCCACACGAATCAGATGCTCTTCCGCAAGACCGATAGCGGTACCACGACCAACCAGCTCAAGCCTTGATACGCCGTTGGCAACTCGTGCCGCTTCCGGAGCCGTTTCCCGAAGTGCCCTGAACGCACCGAGACCGGCTCGTGCTTCGGCTACCCCAAGAGCTGCCCCACGAATACCAAGACCGGCAATAAGCAGACCGTCAGAAGCTACGCCCAACAGGATCAATGCAGCCGTGTCCGCGGTATATCCGGCAAACTTTCCCCAGTCACCAGCGTTTTCCCAAGCTTCGTCCGAACGCAGCTTTGCGTTTGTAAGCCGGTCCTCATACTCCCCAAACGTAGACCCACCCAAGATATAGGCGATGTCTTCGAAGGGAACCCTGTTGTCATACAGGTCGTCAATGATACGCGAAAGGTTGTTCAGGTCGCTTCCGACATTTGGATCATCGGTCAGGTTCAGCGGTTGAAGCCGCATGAGATCCCCACCGTTGGTCGGATCAATCCAGTTTGAGATTCCTTGAGCCGTCTTCCAGCCAAGGAATCCAGTCCAACTGGCTGCAAAGCCAAGACCATTTGGTCCAAGCGTATCCTTTAGCTCAGAAACAACCGGACTCAGGTTGATTCGTCGATCTTGGACAAGTTTTTCCGGATCGAACTGTCGTTTTTCTGCAGCCGACAAGGAGGAATAGTCATACGACGTATCCGGTACAAACGGAATTGCAAACTCGCGGCTGTCCGCTGGCTTGTTGCTGAAGATGTTTTCAGGTTGTTTGTTGTATCGGCTCATTATGGCTTTGATCTACGAGGATGAATCCAAACTTGATAATCTGAATCTGCTTTAGAAATTCGGAATTGGTGGCCTGGTGTAGACCTGCTCAAAATCAGCTTTCCTTTTCTTTGCAGCAGCTTCAGCATCCATGGCGGCTTTGATGGGAATGTCTTGGATGACAATCTTGCGGACATCTTCTTGATTGATGTCAGACATTGTAAACGTAGACTGCCCACCAATTACAGGAATTGAATCCCTGATTTGAATGCTCATACCATGCTCATTACGAAGAGCATAGATATATTCAGAACCTTGGACATCCACAACAACCGCGATTGCCTTGTCATTTCCGGTCAAAGTCCAGATAGCTGCATTGACATATGAAGGACCGTGGTTCAATCGATTGATGTCAGCAATTGGCATCATGGATGATCCAACCTGTGTAAGCTGGGCCTCGACGGCTGCGTTTGCATTGTTGATTCTAGTCTGGGCATCAGACCCAGGCATGGACTCAATCAATGCGGCCTTGAGGAAAATGTGCCGAATGATCGGGACCGCATCAACAGCGACATTTTCACCTCGCCACTGATCAACCCAATCATCAATTACGTCTGACAATTCATTCTGAATCTCAAGCATGTCTCCAGAAGAGATCTGCATGAATACCTGACTTCGGCTTGGATCCAGACGATATTCCTGAGTGGCGTCCTTGAATGCCTCATTGATGTCCATTCCGTTCTTGACATCAGAGTCAACACGAGCAAGAATTCGAATGTACTCATCCGCCTGCTCATTGTTACCGAAGAACTCTCGGATCTTTTGTGGACCGACTTGAGACGCACTTCGATACACGCTCAAGGCTTCGATCAGCGGCTTGGTGACACCAGTGCGCTCGATCGGAACCATGATGGCACCGAACATGTTCTGCTGGACCGAAGTTGCAAAGTCCCTGTCACCTCCAGCTGAGAACCAGAACAGTCGCATTGCCGTGAATTCGGCATTGGCCTGCTCTCGTTTGAGAGCTTGCGGATCCACACCACCAGCCGGAGGCTCGAGGGAGTCAAGACCATACTTAGCCATGAGGGCATTGCGAACAGCCGGGAAGTATGTGGTCTGAACCCAGCTGCTCAGGTTCTTGACGGCCTTTTCCCGACTATCCGCAGGAAGGACCATCAACTCATTCATGATTGCGGTGGGTTGGAACTTTCCAGGACGCACTGGTCCAACGCCGTCGGCTGGAGGAATGCTTCCAAGAACATCATACATTACTTTTTGCTGGATCGCTTGGATGCGTACAGCAAGTTCGGCGCTGACATTGTCTTTATTGGCCCTGACAAGATCGGCATAGGCGTCGTCCACGAACTTAGAGGGGATTTCATGGACTCGCTGTTCATTACCGAAAATGTCGGTGTACTTGTTTGATTCTTCTGTAGCCTCAAACAATTCTGCCTTTATTTGCAGCATCTCAAGTTCGCTTAGTTCACGCTCCTCGATTCGAGCACGAGCCGAGCGAACCTGATCTCCGACTGCTCGTGAAAACTTCCTTCCATTGATTCCCTTGATGCCCTCATTGATCTTCGTTTCAAAGGCAGTCTTTGCTTCTGGAGATACAAGGGGATCGGTCTTTATCTGGTCATAAACGGAAATCAGCGAAGTTTCATCATCAGCGGCAATATGCTCGTCAATGTCCGGAGTGTATCGCCGGTTGATAGCCCTAGTCATTGCCGCAGCAAGGTCATCCTTGATGACTTTCCGGGATTCCGCTGACAGGTACACGTCCGTTTCAACCGCATCCCGCATGACTGCAATCTCTTCTGGACTTCCCTGAGTCTCGAATGAAATTGCCGTAGCCCTGACGACGTCTTCCCACCTCTTGTTGGCCTCGTCCAAATTCATGGCCGGATCTATACCAATGGCATTCGTGAGGTATGTTTCGCGAATGTCTGACAGTGGTTTTGCTGGATCCCAGTACCCGACAAGATCATTGATGACGGTAGACTGGAAGAAGGCGTCAAACTGTTCAAGCTTGTTGACGGTCATCCGCTTTCGGGTCTTCTGTTCGATCTCCCGGCCCTTGTCCAACACGGCACTTATTTCAGGAACTGCTGCGTTGACAACGGTGACTCTATCCAAGGCACTCAAGCTTGCGAACGTCGCGGACAATTCGCTATCGTTTACACGATCAATGATGAATTTAGCGGCAGACCCCGGGCTGATCATAGCCTTCAGTACCGTTTTCTGTGCTTCAAAAGACAACGACTCAAAATTACCGGCAAGCTGCTTTAGCTCGTAGGTAAGAATCGAGGATACGATCTTTGAGTTTGTCTGGGCCTGAGTCTTGGATTGTTCTTCCTTTGCCCTTTCAATCATCGCTCGATCAGTATCGGCAATGTCGGCTGTTTCTCGACCGATGCCAGCCATCAATCCAGCCAATACCGTATTTCGCTTTTGCGATTCCTCGCTGAACTTGTATTCACGTAGGGCTTTCAGTCTAGCTGCATAAGTGGCCTTACCGGTGGACTCTCTAGCCTTGTCATCTTCAGCTGAAGCCTTGCTGAATGCTTCCTGAAGGCCAAGGATCTCGAGATCCTCGGTCTTCGCCTCTTCACGCTCAGCTTCTGCACGCTTTCTAGCGGCTTCAATTTCTTCCTGAGCACGCCTACGCATGGTCTCATTGCTCAGGTTTTCCTTGTTCCTGTTTACGGCAATCGAGATTTCGTCAATCTCGCTTCCTTCATAGCCATCGATGAAGGAGCGAATTGGGCTGTCGTCATAGTTCCCCGTCTTTTCTTCGATCGCAGCAACCTTAGCAGCGGCGGCTGTAAGACCTATCTCAAACTTTGCGATTTCAGTTTTTTTGAGTGTCTCAGCGAGCTCTTTCTCATATGCACGCATGTCTTTTGCGTACTGGACAAAAGTTTGGGTTGCTTGAACACCAGCCTGAAGGACATTAGTCAGCTGCTGGTATTGAATCAGACCAGTTTCGTCCATGCCCTCGGCACCGTACACGATGGTCGGTGCTTGCATGTCGGCCATGGGGACATTGGGGTTGACGCCAAGGCCGGTAGGAGTGTTGATTCTGCTCATGTGTTATGCCTGATTACCCACCACCGAATGCACCACTTTGGATACCGCTGCCACTAAATGATGGTCCCATGCTGCCGCCAAAGGCACCGCTTTGTGTGGTGCCACCACCACCACCACCGCCTCCGGGGAATGCCTGTCGCAAGCCAGAGTAGATGTCTAGGCCCATGGAGATTCCCTGCAGGCCGCCTTGAAGAGCCGTTAGACCGGCACTAGGTACGCCAACGTAGTCGGGATACTGGGTGGCTGCAATGATCTTCTGTTCCTCAAGGTACCGGTTAATGTTGACCTGACTCAGGTTGTACATCATACCACGGACGGCGGTATCCACGACGGAACGGCTGGATTGGGCCGATGCAACGCCTCGTTCGGCTGCGGACACGGCAAGCTGACCAAGCAGTAGATTGGTGTCTCTGGTCACTTTCTCCCGCTGCTGCACCGCCTGCATGTTGATGATGGCGATGTTGGTCTTGCGGGTCTGCTGGGCGGCTGCTCGCAGATTGCGATTTCGAGATTGGGCTTCCTTCTTGGCCTTACGGCCACCGAAGATGCCAAGACCAAGGCTGGCTGCGCCAACTGCAACGCCAATAATACCAAATGGATCGGCCATTAGAACGCTCCTGACCGCTTGTACGGCACGAAGTTCACCAGGAACTCAAGTGACGAGATTCGCATGGGGGTTGGCTGTGGGTTGCTCAGGGTCATCACGGTATGGTCCGCAGACGCCATGACCTTGAAGTGGATGATATCGTCGTTGGACGTGTTGGTACGGTTCAGGGTGTAGCTGCCGACCAGCTTGGCCGTGTACTCCCAGGTCAGGGTACTGCGACTCTCGGGGGTGACGCTCAGGGCGATGTACCCGGTGTCGTTGTGGGCGACCGACAGCTGCTTCAGCTGCAGGGTGCCGATGACCGGGGTGTTCTGCTCGTCCCGCAGGTAGACGTCGCTCAGGGTGGCGGAGCCGGTATAGGGACGGCCGACCACGAAGATGGTGTCTTGGGCAAACTGGCCGGGAATCGTGATGTGTGTCCATCTGGTCGTCCCGCTTACAAGAACAGTCGTGACCTTGGCCAGCTTGGGCACAAATACCGTACCGGCAATGGTGCCAGGCTTGCCTTTGCTTTGATCCAGTTTGATGATCACGTTGCAGGGCGAGTCCGTGGTATCTCGATTCGATAACGTGCCTTGCTGGTGGTACCGATAGTCGTACCACGGCAGCTTCAAGGTAGTGGTCATCGTATCGGGATCATACTCGGCATAGGTCGTATTTGCCGACGTCATCAGGATCGAGTACTGCCGATCAAGCCGAGGCTCGAAGAGCAGCTCGGTCGTAGCGTCGTTGATGTACACGTTATCCAGATTGCGGATGCGAACACGCTCGACCCAGAACTGCGATCCCTCATAACCAACCGTAGGACTAAACAGAACAGTCGGAATCACCCGCTTGAACAGGATGTACAGGTAGTCGTTGAACACCTGAATCGACTGGACGACGCTGTCCTCTTCGAAGGTCCACTTGTTCCACGCCGACTGGGCCTTTTCGTTCCCGTTCCACAGCATGAAGTTCAGGTAGATGCTGGTCGTGTGGCCGTTGAACTGCGACCTCAGAAACAGGACGTCACCGGTCCTTGACGAGACAATTTGTCTAATGTCTGGGGGCAGCCACCCCTCGACCGTGGCGGCGACGTCAACCGAGATGTTGTTTGCCGCCTGCTCGTCGTAATAATACTCATGAACCTGAGTAGCCGTGCCCTTGGTCACCGGGGCGTACATCTGCCGGTTGGTCGTCACTGGCTTGCAGGACGCCACGCCGTAGTTGGTCGTCGGCAGCAGGGCCACGTTGGTGGGGCTGATGATCGGCTCTCCCCGGACCTCGAACTGCTGATCGGTATCGGTGAACACGACCAGAGCCTTGGCGAACGACACTAGATGGCTGATGATGCTGACCCTGCCGGTACCCACGGTGATGTCCACAGGGTCATCATCCCGAAGAACCTGGTAGTCATCGACCCAGAAGTTGAACAGATCGTTGGTCCGGGAGCCCACGAGCTGCTCGCCTGCCGCGATCCACAGGCGACCACGGTGCAGGGCCAGGTCCGTGATCTTCTTGCCGACAAAGGTCGGCACGGGGTTCAGGGCGGGGTTGCCGGACAGCCGGTCGGTCCACGGGATCTGCTCGATCGTGAAGTTGTTCTTCGAGGTGTTCCTGATGCGGATCGGCATCGAGGTCTTGTCGAACCGGGAGTTGGCAAACGGAGTCGCCTGCCGGGTGTACCAAGGCCATTCGGTTTCCGAGGTGGCCTTGTACCAGCCCGAAGGGAACCCGCCGTCGCTAATGCGGGCGTACCAGTAGGTGCCTATATCAGCCAATGCGGGCGGCTGGGGGAAACCACCCGAAGCCGGACCACCGGCGGGCTCGCCAAAGACCGTAGCCCGGTGGTGTCCGTTTGAGTACAGTTCGACGTTGGTTCCGGTACTCAGCGGATCTAGATACGGCCCCGGATTGGCCGACAGCAGGGCAGTCGCCTTGTTCAGGTTCACCACGATGGTGGTGTCCTCGTAGCTGATGGCCTTTAGGCCGAAGCTGCCGCTATCGGTATGGGTCAGGTACGTCTTCAGGGCATCAGCGGTACCGGCCACCGTATTGTCATAGGTAATCGTGCACTTGATGGCATTGGCCGAGTCGGTGACGTTGAAGATCTGGACTGGATCTCTGTTACTGACCGTCGCATCGTCGTCGGCACAGAAGACCATCAGGTACTTCTCGTCCGCATCCCGATCAACCCAGTGAAAGAAGTTGTTGGATGCGGTACGGGCAAACGTTTCCACCTCAAGGCCGCTGTTCTTGTTGGTGGCACTGTCGGGCCGGATGAACTCCGTACCGGGACGCTTCTCAAGACCACGGGCAAAGTGGCTGGTGACGTTCAGGGCGTCCTCAAGGGAGTTGGGAGCCCGCAGGGCAGGGGGAAGACGCGATACCCCACCCAGCATGTTCGGAACGGGAATCCGCGTCACGGTCGAGGTTCGCTTGGCCATGCGTTAGTCCGCGTTAAAACGTCGCTTGGCGGCAGACTGCGGCCAATACGACCTGAGATTGCTCGTGAAGTTCCAGTCCCGGCTGCGGATGTCGGCAGCCCGTGCCTGGCTTCGGCTCATCATGTACTGCTCGTTGATCATGGCGTCCTGATTGACGTCGCCTACCACGGTCATCTGGTAGGTCCGGGCGGCGGCATCGGTCACGGCGAACTGGTCAGCCGTGGGCAGCTCCTCGAAGGGGGTCTTGGAAACGATCTTTACCTTGACCGAGTCGCTAAACACGTCCGTATTCTCATCGGCATCGAAGAGATACGTCGGGCTGCGGCCCTTCTGGACCAGGTTCTTGTTCAGGTTCGTACCGGTGCTGTCCACCCAGATGGTGTCGTCGGGGATGTAGATCTTTCCCTCGACGTCCGGGGTCAGGGTCTTGGTCACGGTGTTGAAGTTGAGCCCCGGCAGCTGGTAGTGGAGCGTAGCCTCATCGAGGATGCGTTCAGCTACCAGCGTGTCGTTCAGCCCCGAGGAACTGAGCGACGAGACGGGGTACTCCCCGGCGAACCGGAGAATGCGGTTGACGGCCTCTAGTTTGCTTAGTGCGCCCATGGTAAAAGACCCCCACGAGTTTCCCCGTGGGGGTCCGAGAGGATGAGATGTCAGCCGATCTTGCGAACCCAGACATCAGCAGTCGCCAGGGTCGCGCTGGAAGTCTGACGGATGTCACACTTGCCGGTGGTCGCGTTCTTGAAGAAGTACACCGTGTGAGCGGTGTTGATCGTTCCGTCGCTCTTAACCCCAACAATGTTAGGGGTATCGGCACCGGCGGTAACAGCAGTGCTCACGCCACCGGGACGAAGCCGCTCGGGAGCGGTAGTACCACCAGGGTTGTAGATTTCGGTGATCAGCCAGCCGCTACCCTGCTTGACAACAACCTGAACGAAGCACTCTTCGTTGAACTGGTCAGGAAGAGCACGGGCAGAACTGGCGGTAGCGGGAAGGTTGAACTTGATCCACCCTTCACCTTCAACCCCACTAAACGTAGTCGAAAGTCCATTAGTAGCCATTGTCTTGTTTCCTTTTTAATTAGGGAGCTTCGTCGCGGAGGATGCAGGCGCAGTACGGACGCAGGGTGCCGCCACCGGTCAGCATCTTGGCGACCATGAAGTCGCTCTGACGACGGACATCGCGATCCATTTCGGTCGAGATTCCGATCTTCTGGACGACGCCGCAGCAGTCGGGGTGCCAGACAAGGCCGCGAACCTTGGTGAAGTTCACCTGGTACTTGGCCGGAACGTTGGTAACGTTCGTACCCCACGGGGCATTCACGCTGCGGTAGATCTGGAAGCCGAGGTGGGTGAGCGACTGGTCGTAGCCCAGAGCACCGGTCGGCTGGCCGAAGTAGGCGTTCTGCGGGAGAGCACCACCACCGGTAACAACGTTGCCAGAGGTAGCTCCCGAATACGGAACACCAAGGTTCCGCAGGGCGTACCACAGGCCGGGGACAACCATGACATACCGCTGGTCGGCGGGGACATCACGCTCATCCATCTGGATAGCGAGAGTTTCAAGCTCATTGAGAAGAGCCGTGGCACCGACGTCGGTGTATGCGTCAAGATCGCCATTGGTGACGATACCATCGGTACCGAGACGGGTCGGGAACGGAGCGCCACCGGCACCGCCAGTGGTGTTGTCCGTCGCCGCCTTGGCGACCAGACAGGCGATCCGCTTGTCAAGCTGCTTGGCAAGTTCCTTGCCGGTCTGGGCCGCCATCTCGGCCCGATACTCGAAGTGAGCCATGGCCACGTCGATGTCATCGAGCTCGAAGTGCGACACGAGCGGACGGTCATCGAGCGAGATGTTCGCCTCGCGCATCGGCGAGTCGAGACCGAGCAGCTCGGAGCCCACCTCGTGGTACTCGGAGCCGATCTTCCAACTGACGGGGAACTTGGCGGTGGTGCCGGTCTCGATCGAACGCATCTTGACCTTACCGGCGAAATTCAGGGCGGTGTCGAAGGCCGCAAGGACTTCGCCACCGTACACGGGGAGCCACAGATTGCTCGAAAGCTGATCTGCAGTAGCGAGCCCCGAGTTCGTACCAAAACGAATCGGATTGCTAAAAGACATTGTTGTTTCCTAAAAGGGGATTACACGCTCCTTGCTAGATTGTCCCGTACCTGATTGTCCCGAACATCGGGGTCTGCGGGGTCCGCTTGGAAATGAACAAGCCCGCCGTTAGGCGGGCGTTGTCCAGATTAGATCACATCCTTCAATTGGACGGTGATGAAACCGACAATCAGACGGTCACTTCTTCTTGCCCATCTTCTTCTTCATCTTCTTCTTGGCAGCCTCGGCCGCCTTCTTGCCCGCAGCAGTGTACGGGAATTCCTTGTTACCTACCTTCGGCATCTGAGCTCCAGTCATAATCGGAGACGGTCTTACCGGCCAACCCGGCCGAGTCGAACCATCCCAGGGTGTAGAAAGTCTTGGTCTTCTCGTCGTACGCGGCGACCTTTACGCTACCGCGTCCCTCCAAGATCAGTACCGGATTCCCCGCCACCGGGAACACCCGGTTTTTGACGCATCCGGTCAATGTACCGGCGGACGCCAGCACGATGGCGACCGGAATCAGGAACGATGATCTTTGCATCCACGAGCTTATCCCACACAACAGTGAGTATAGCCGCGATGACAGCAGCCAAAGCCGTAGCGAAGTCCATGTCATTCCTTGGGCAGTCCCGTGACCTTGGCGTCCTTGGCCATGATCAGGCCGATGCCGGAGATGACGGCGGCGATGGCCACGGTCAGGTCGGGGTTGGTGGCGGGGTCGTTGTCGATGAGCGACTGGACCACGCCGGTGATGGCCGTGATGATGGTGATGATGCCAAGGGTCGTGGTACGCCAACTGGGGTTCTTCATGTGCTTACCTCGTGTTCATGCGGACCCGCTCCTGCACCAACGCGGTGTAGTCGGGGTCCACTCCATATCGGGGATCTCGGATCGCCAAGGACATCTCCTTTGGGTTCGCAAAGGGCTTGGCGACGGTCGGCAGTGACCGGCCAAGCGAGTCCTTGGGCAGCTCGCGGGGCTCCCGGCGAGCGGGGTTCGACTCCTCCATGCGGGCCTTCAGGCCCATCAGGATGGTCTGCCAGCCGGGGCTGTTCAGCCCGGCGTTGACCGTCTGACGCTCGGCGTCGTTCAGGTTCTTGGCCGACCACTCGATGACGTCCTTCAGGACGGCCTCGCCGCCGATGGCCTGAGCGGCGGTACGGGCGACCTCGGCCTGCTTCGCACGGAAGCCGGTGACGTACCCGTTCAGGATCTCATCGGGCAGCCCAAAGCGTTTCTGGATCTTCGTACGTGTTTCGGCACTTAGGTCGCCGTTTGTAAGAAGTTCTGAGTTGATTTCCATCCACTCGGCAGGGTTGGGCTCGACATCCTTGGGCACCTGCAGGGCCGCTACGGGCTCTGTGGGGGCTTCGGCCTTGGGGGCGGCCTCGGGTGCCTTGGTACCCTTGGCGGCCTGCTGGAGCCGCGTAAGCTCGCCACGGAGATTTTTGTAGGACTCCAGGAACTTGACGGGGTCGCCCTTGAACTGCGGGGGCAGCTCGTTGGGGTTCGCCTTGGCCCATTCCTCGGCCCGCTTCATCTCGTACGCCTCGACCTGTTCGGGCGTACTGGTTTCGTCAATGGGTTGTTCGGTCTTGGTTTCGTTCATTCCATGGTTCCTGCAACAGCCTGTTCCTCAGCAATCCGTCCGGCGGACTGGATAGTCTGCTGATTGGCCTGCATCTCGGCCTGCTGCTGCATCATAGCCTGTTGTTCCTGAGCGAGTTGCTCGGGGGTCTTGACCAAGCCGGCGACGTCCATGCCGAACGAGGTCGTGAATCGGATAAGCCAGTTGTCCCAGTTGACGGCCTGCATGGCGTTGGGGATTCCACCGACGACCTGAGCCCACTGGACCAGCTGACTGTTCTGGACCTCGCGGTTCAGGGCCTCAAGGCCGGTACGGACCTTCATGCTCAGGATGCCGCCGGGACCGGTCAGCTTCATGATCTCCTTGGGGATCAGCTTGTCCTTGGCCAGCAGGAACATCGTACGGCGGACAATGGGGATCTGGATGTCCCGGCTGATGCCGGAGAAGATACCGCCCAGTGCCTGATCCAGTTCTTGGGCGATCTCCCGGATCTGGGTGGCAGTCACCCGGTCCCCGGTGGGCTGGACAGCCGACTGCAGCAGGAAGGTTCTTCCAAGATTCGCGGCCAGTTCCTGCCGGGCCATGACCACCGGACCCATGTCCGGCTGCCGGGCCAGCTGCACGGTGAAGATGTCGGTATTCCGGGCGGCAACGAAGTCGCCGTTGACGCTGTCCACCAGGTCCGAGATCTCGGTGATCCCGGTGGGATCGACGCCGATGCGGAACTCCGAGGATGCGGCAGCCATCTCGATGGTCGCCTTGGACAGGGCTTCCATCGACCGGATATCCCCGATGTGCTCCTCGACCAGAGCACGACCATAGTCCTCACCGGCGATCCGGCTCCACACCTGCGGGGTATACGGGCAGACCTCGTACTCACCCTCCTCGACGGTGACTCCCCGGAACTCCTTCTCGACCTCCCACTTCTCCTCCTCGGAGTCCCACTCGATCTCGGTGTAGCAGGGCTCGAAGTTTGACACCGGTCCCTGCAGCAGGTACCCGGAGTTGGTGGTTTGGCCGGTGGTGGGGTAGCCCGTCCAGTTCTCGGGGATGGCCTTGGGGTCGATCCAGTCCCGGACGATGATCTTCTTGATCGAGCCGTCTGGATACCGGACGACTACGTACTGGTCCACCCGGTAGACCCGGAAGGTATAGTCGTCTGACTGGTACCACAGGGCGTCGCCCAAGGTGATCAGGTGCTGCATCAGGACGTACAATTCCTGACGCAAGTTGGAGTTCTGCAGCTTCTCCATGATCTTCTTGTCGAGCCGGGCCAGCAGCTGCATCTGCTGGGTGACGTCGGCCCCCTGCGGGACCATGGCCATGTCGATCTCGTGCTGGAAGAACGGCATCTGGTTCAGCGGATAGATCGCCGAGACCATGCGGCTGGCCAGCGACATGATGCCACGGGCGGCGATGGACGAATACAGGTCGGGCAGGTCCATCGTCTCGGTCCACCCCGACTTGGGGTACAGGCCGGGGACGGTCAGCTTGGCCAGCTCCTCGCACCGGGTCAACTTGGTGCTGCGGCGAGCGTCCAGTTCGGCGAACTCACCGGCGATTGATTCATTACTCATACCGGAAGTTCCTTTTGTTTATCGTTCCACGTTAGCCAGTCTTGAGCCCACTTTTTCCATGGACTTACTTCAGTTCCAATGGAGTTCCAGCTTTGTCTAAATACACCAGCAGACGCAAATCTTTCGACACCAGACCGTCCCTGAGAAACAGCCTTATTTGCCTCGCTCATAAGACCCGGTTGCAACGCACCACGAATGTTTGGCATTTGTGGGGGAGCGAATCCGACGACCCGTTGCTGGCCCATACTCCATCGTTGGTATTCAGGAATGTACAATGGAGCATATGCAAACGACCCGACAACGGGCCTGCTCTGAAAGTCGGTCTCACGGCTCAGGCTGCGGACGGACGACCGCAGCCGATCCATGGCCAGTGCTTGGATCGACTGAGTCATCATTCGATCACGTTCCTTGAGCTGCTCCTGAATCATCTGTTCGGTCGTGGCCGGAGCTGATAGACTAGCCATTGTTCTCCCTCCGCTTCAGCATCTCAAGATGCTCGACCACGGATACCTGACCACTACGGTAGTCGAGGTACCGCAGCTCGTGATTCAACGTGTTGACGACCGGCTGGAACTGCTTCTTCAGGTAGTCGATCAGTTCCTGCGGAATGGTGATGTCCTTCAAATGATGCTCCACATCTTGATGGTGTCGGTGTCCCGGTCGTACTCAGCCGAGGTCAGGATTTTCACGAGCTGACCCATGATCTGGCATTCTGAGAAGGACAGATTTGCCGATTTGTAGGCGGCACAGACGGCCAGTGTCCGGTGGCTGTACGAGTGTCCTTCCAGGATCTTGGCCGCCTTGACGGGGCCGATCTTGGGGATGCCCGGCACGTTGTCCGTCCGGTCGCCCGTAAGCCACTGCATGTGGAACATCAGGTCGGCCTCGTCCTCCGAGATCCGGCGTTGCTCGCCCTTGTCGGGATTCCAGTGCAGGCCGGGGATCTGCAGGAGATCCTTATCGACGGTCACGATCACATGGTCGCCGATCTCGCCACGGGTGGACACGATCCCGAGGACGTCATCGCCCTCGGTGTTCGGTATCCGCAGCCACGGGTATGCCTCAAGTTCCTTCATGCAGTCATTTAGGAACTCGGGCTTGGGCTTATCCTTGCGGTTGGCCTTGTACTCGGGGTACAGGTCATACCGGAACGACGGGCGGCTGGTCAGGGCCACGATGCACTCATCGCAGTCCGCACCCTGCTGCCACTGGGCAACCGTCTGGTGTAGGTTCTCAAGGGCCTGCGAGCGATCAGTGGAGATCGCTGCGGCCCGGTATGCGATGATGTCACCGTCGAGTAGGGCGATCATGAGTTGGTCTTTGCTACCACGATGTCACTGAACGTGCCAGAGCCAAACGGGTTTACAAGACGAGCTCTAAAGTTGTAATCAGTTCCGGTTGTAAAGGTACCAGACGCTGCCCACACATAGTTACCAAACCAGAGGTATGGGTATGTCAGGTTAAACGTTCCGGTTTGAGTGGCTCCACCTCCGGTGGGGGTGGCTTCCCAATTTACGCCGGTAGGAGCGGCTCCGCCGATGTCGAAATCCAGGTTCAGGTTAAATGCAATCAGGTTGACCGAATCAAAGCTCTTCGTAAAGGTCGGAAACTTGGCCGGAAGCTGCGATGCTGCATTCTTTCCAAGGTCTTTGCGATTGAACGAGTCAACCCTCGGCGGGGCGTTGCTGCCGCCAAGCTTGGTCCAGATGGCCTGAATCTGCTCAACCGCATTCGTCGTGCTGTCGGCAACCGACATCAGGATATGCACATCCTTGGTGACGGCACGATTAAGCGCATCGAACCGGTGCCAGTTGGCCAGTTTGCCGTCAGCTACATTGATGTCGGTAGGCATCAGTTACCCTTCTTGGTTGCGTTCTGCGAGATGGCCTTGGACCAAGCGGCGGCAGCATTGCCACCCCACAAGTCCCAAGCCTGACGGCCCTTGCCGTAACTATCCCACGTCGAGCCCTTCTTGTCAACCGCATGGCGGGCAAAGAATGACGCCATCCGCTTGACGGTATTTAGCGGCAGGCTCTTCCCGGCGGCGATGTCCCGAGCACGGGCCAGACCCACGGCGGTTCCTCCCCGGTTGCTGGGGGTTGCTTCGGCCCGCTTCTTCAGGGCACGCTTGGCGGCGGCCACGGCACCGGCTGGGGGCTTAAAGCTGTTATCCGATTGTGACAAGGATGGCGTCCTTTCTCAGGCTGGTAATCAATCCAGCCGAAACAGCCAAGGTCATGGCTGCCTGTACAACAGGATCGTTCTCCAAGGCATTTGGTCCGACGCTGTTTGCTCGGGCGTAAATTGTCAGCGCATTCGACTCAACCTGCAGATGATTCCAAATTGCAGTTCGTTCGGCGGCTGTAAACTTGTTTATGAATGTAGAAACCTTTTCCTGTTCCTGCAACGACGGGGGCTTTGGAATCTTATTGGCCATTGAGGATCGCTTCCTTTCGGGCGTTGGTAATGATTCCGATGCTGACCAGATAGTCCATTCCAGCGACCGTCCGTGGATCGTCGGACACGATCTCCTGAGCGAACGAGGCAGATCGGTAGAACGTGCGAACGCCGGGGTCGGTCAGTCTGCGGGACTCGATGTCCTCAAGTTCGCTCGGGGTGAACCGCTCAAGGAACTCAAGGGGAGTCCACGTCCTGCGGAGCTCGTCTTCGGTCTTGGGCCGGACGGACCACGCCCGCCGGACACGGGCAGTCTCGACGACGTAGAACGAATCCACGGCCTGGATCGTGGGGTCATAGACCGGGTTGGGGTCGTTGACCACGGGACGGTATGACTGGGCCTTGGGGTTCCCGGCGGCCACCCACTGGGCGTACAGGTCGGGGCGGATGTCAACGATCTGTTCGACCGTGTTGTTTCGGACGTATGCGTATTCGGCCATTAGCCAATTCTCCTGGTGTGGTTGGCGACAACCGGTCCGCTTGACGTGACGGTGAGTCCGTCACGGTAGTCGGCGATCTCGCGTACCAGCGGTACGTAAAGCACGAGGTTTGACGGGCGTATCAGGCTCGGCCGGAAACCCTTTGCGAGCGCCGCGATCTCGGCGTCGTCGAGCGCGACGTTCCAGATCCCAACCTCGGCGACAAGTCCGGCCATGAATGTCGCGGTAACGCCAGCAGCGTACGAGCATCCGATGTTTGTCCGATTCAGCCCGGTCGGAGTCACGCTTGCGGTATTGGCCGTTCCGCCCACGCCGTTCAGGTACGCCCGGCGATTGTTGTTTGCCGAGAATCTTGCTGCGGCATGTTGCCAAGTGGACGCTGAATATCCGGTAGCGGACGATCCCTGTACCGTGGTTCCGCCGCCTGCACTTTGCGCCCTGACTGGATCTCCAGCAACTGCGCCTGCAAGTTGAATCCTGTGGATCTCCGTGCCGGTATTGGCGGAGACGCTAATCGGAGCCATGTTTGCCGTGACGTTATCCGGGTTGAACCAACAGGCAAGCGTCAGCGGAACGCCCGTGACGACCGCCGAACCCACCTCCATGTAGTCGTCAACGCCGTCGAAGTCGTAGGCCATTACGCTGCGCTCCTGACCTCGACGGCGATGAGCTGGGCGTCGCCGGACATGGTGTCGTTGGTGGTGTCCGAGGCCTCGCGGTAGACCTTGAGCCGGTATGCATCACCCGCTGGGACAGAGTCGATTGTAGTGATGGTGATCTCGGTCATGGTCGGGATTCCCGAGGTTCCGTTCGCGGCTCCGTTTGCTTCGGCCACCGTGTCAAACGAATCTGAATCCAGATCCGTGTTCATCCGCTCGAACGCCACCCCCCACCGCACGTCACCGCTCGTGGCGGTGTCGGCCATCCAGTGGATGCGGACCTTCAGGCCGGATCCAAGGCTCGCGGCCTCGGGCATGATGCCGACGAACGTGGTGCTCTCGTCGGTTGTGCCGCCGTCGAACTCCAGAACGGCGATGTTGTTCCGGGTGTCGAGCGTGGCGAAGTTCGACGCGGGCGGCTGAGCGTCGAGCGGGGTGAAAACGGCGTAAGTTTTGGTGCCGCTACCACCGGCGGGTGCGGCCCACTCGATGTTCGTCCCACCTGAGTTCACGGTGAGAACATGACCGGCAGAGCCACGGGCCAAACGAACGGCGGTGTTTGATCCATCACCGATTGCAAGATCACCGGCAGCATCCCAGATCGTATCCGTAGCCACGCTACCGCTACCGGAAACGGCAGCCCACTTCAGCCCCGTCGCCGTCGAGGAATCGACGGTAAGCACATGGTCGTTGGTACCGCCGACCTGCAACCGGATGTTGTCCGTACCGTCGTAGACGATGATGTCGCCCTTGGTCGTGGTCGGTGCCAAGGCGTCGAATGCGGCGGTGGCGGCTGTCTGTCCGGTTCCGCCCTTGTTGATCGGGACGGTGGACTCCGTAGCGACAGTGCCAAGACCAAGACTAGTGCGGGCATCACTCGGCGACTCGTTCTTCCACAGGCTGGTTGCGTTGTCATAGACGAGGAAGTGGTTGTCGGCCAAGGTGCCGGTGTTGATCAGGACATCATGCAGTTCGTTCAGTTCCGAGTAGTTGATGACCTTGACGTAGACCCGACCGGCAGAGCCGTTACTGGCTGCGACCACCCATCCCAAGAAGACCCCGTGGGCTGGCTGGGTGGGTCGGGTTGTCGTGAATGCACCGGTCGTCACGCTGAGCCACAGGGCCGCACCGTCGGTGAACGATGCGGTTGGGACGTTGGACAGTCCGGTCAACTCGCCTTCGACCATCATGTATCCGGTGGTCGAGTCGGTAATCGTGGTGGCGGCGATGCCGATGGTTCCGCTCGAAGTGGCCTCGACGGAGGCGTCGGCAAGTTCGACCTGAAGATGCGTGCCGCTCGATCCGGTGATTCGGATGACATCGCCCTTGCTGAGCGTACCGGCAGACGCCTTGCGGACGGCGTGCATGATGGCCTCGTTCACGTTGGACGAGTACGTTCCGGTCGTGACCGTAACGCCCGCAAGCGAGCCGCCGGTGATGGTCACGCTGCTGGCCGCCTGCGTGGCGATGGTGCCGAGACCCAAGGTGGTCCGCTGGGCCGCGGCGTCGGCATCGTCCAGCAGGGCACGACCGGCCGAGGTGCAGGTGATCTCCTCGACATCGCCGGAACCGGCGGTGGCACGGCCAAGCAGCTTGTCGGTGGCGATGTTCTGCATCTTGGCGAACGTCACCGCATCGTTGGCGATGGTCGTCGTGTTGCCGTTGGCCGAGGCGGTCACGTCGCCGGTCAGGGCGGCACGCTCGAACGCAACCTGGCCGCCGGTGGCCCAGTTGGCAGTGACCGATGTCGAGTCGGTGACGACACGCTCGGCGGTAAGGGTGCCGTTGGCGGTCTTCACCAGATAGTCGGCGTTGGTCGGGGCACCGCCACCGCCGCCGCCAGTGATCAGTACGCCACCGGCAGTCGATCCGTCACCGATATACAGTTCATCGGTATCGGTGATCCACAGCGGTTCACCTGCCAACGGTGTGACGCTGGTGCGGTCTGCGTCCTCTCCCCGGCGGAACTGTAGGGCCATTAGGTAAACACTCCCATGTCGATGAACAGGTTACTGGGATCTTCGACGGTGCCGAAGTCCATGGTGAAGTACGGGTTGGGGTCGTCAATCGTGCCGAACCACAGGCCCAGTCCGGTGACGGGGAACTGTCCGCCCAGCCGACCGGCGAGGAAACCACGGGTCACGTTCAGCGGCAGTTCCCGGCGGATCAGGGCGATGATGGCATCCTGCTCGATTCGCGTGAACATCTCAGGCCTCCCCGACCGTGACGTTGGCGTCGATGTCGCTGTTGTCGATCCAGATGGGAGCGAAGTGCGGGATCGCCATGTTCAGTTCCTTCTCGGTACGCTCGTTGACAAGCACATAGTCGAACCAGATGTCCTCAAGGGTGCCGACCTCGAACTCGATGGCCATCTGCTCGGACTCGTGCCACCGCCAAGATCCCTCGATCCACTCGGACTTGTTTCCCCGGCGGAACAGCCGGTCCCAAGCGGACACGAAGATCATGGTGCCGCCCATGCCCTTGATCAGCTTGCACTCGTTCTCATACCGGACATCATCGAACAGGACCAGGGTCTCACGCCAAGCCTTCAGGTTCCCGGCAGCGTCGCACTTGACGTACCGCTCGTGCTCATAGGCGGACACCTGCAACAGTTGGTTGGCGACCTTGCTGACCCAGTAGTCCGGGCCGGTCACGCCGGGGCGGTACTTGGGATCTCGGCGGCACTCGCCCCACCGCTGGGCGACCTCGCGGTACTTCTTGGGGTCGTCTTCCTTGGTGATGCCTGCACGCTTCAATGCGTCCTTCAGGGGACCGGCAAAGGACATTCTTACAACACGGTATCCATTCTTCATGGCCCACCGTTCCATCAACTTGCATGACTCGGTCTTCCCCGACCGGGCCAGACCGGCGAATCCGATGATCTTCATGCGACCCCTAGTGGCACTCGGCCCAGTTGTTTCCGACACGGTATGCTCCGTCCAAGGGACAGCCGGGGGTCAACTCCTGACCCGCACGGACGATGCAGGAAACCGCAGCCTTGCCGACTTCCTCGGCGATCTCGGGCTCGCACTCGACCTGCCACTCGTCATGGATGTTGGCCATGATTCCGTAGCGGTTTGCGTAACGGTCCTCCAAGATTCCATGGAAATGGATCAGTGCCTGCTTCATGATCACGGCACCCGCCGATTGCAGCAACAGGTTCAACGCCATGTGATCGCTGCGAACAGGGAGCGAACGACCGTCCAGACCCACCAGATGTCCCTTGGCGGCAACTTCATACTTCAGCCTTTCCTTGAGCTTGGCGAACGCGGGGACGCCTTTCTCGAATTGCTCCTTGAGCTTCTTGCCTTGGGCTGCCGACCCGTTGACGATCTTCCCGACCTTGGCGTCGCCTGCCCCGTAGAGCGTCCCGTAGATGAACGTCTTGGCTTGGTCGCGGGTCGGGAGTCCGGCCATTCGCTGGTTATGACTATGGATGTCACCCGTCGTGACGGTTCGGGCATAGGCACCGGAGTCCCATTCTGCCAGATAGTGGGCGAACATTCGTAGTTCAAGACCGGAAGCGTCAATGCCAACTTGCTTCCATCCTGATCGAGTTGGGCGAAAAAGAGATCGGCACTCTTTTCCGTAGGGTGAACCCACGGCTGGCACTTGCGCCATGTTTGGATCACTGTGCGACATGCGTCCACTGACGCACCCGTTAGTGTTAACGCTACCGTGGACCCGGCCATCCACAGTATTGTCCAGCCATTGTCTGATTTGGGCAATGCGTTTCTCCAGTAGAAGATGCTTCTCCATCAGCCGGGCCTCGGGCCACGGCATGTCGGCCAACACCGACTCGTCAATCTTGGGCTTGCCGCCATCGGTGAGAACCTCGGGTTCCCACCCGTGCCGCTGGGTCATCCGCTCGGCGAACTGCTGCCGACTGCTGGGATTGAACGGCTCGTACTTGACCTTGGTCTTGAGCTTGATTTCCTTGGGCGGAAAGCTTTCCTGCAGGGCCGCTTGGTTCGTGGCCATGTCCGATTGGAGTTGGGCCATCAGCAGCGATGCTCCCTGCTCATCGAACCCGAAGCCATTGTCGAGCTGATCGGCAATGACTCGGGCCACCTTGACCTCAAGGTCATAGGACCTGCTGAATCCGGTGGCTCTGGACCCGAGGTGCCGGTACACGGCGGCGGTAACTCGGACGTCTTGCATGTTGTACTTCAGCATGTCCCAGGTGAAGGTGGACCAGTCGGTCGGTGACTCGCCCTTGGCGACACCAAGGAAATCCCCCCAGTCACTGAGTGAATTTCCACCAGCAGGGTGGGTATACCGGTCTGGATATAGCAGCCGACTGAGAACGATGGTGTCGTGGACATCGGGGTGGCTGAACCCGAGCAACCGGCGGAGCACCGGCATGTCGAACAGGATGCAGTTGTGCCCGATGATCCGGTCGTAAGACGCCAGCAGGTTCAGCCCCTCGGCAATATCCGAAGGGCCGAACCCGTGGACGTCTCCGGTCTGCAGGTCGAGGATCGACAAGCAGTGGACCTTGCGGGCGGTCGTCAACAGGTTGTCGGCCTCGATGTCGAAGATCGCCCTACGCATGGTCACTTGCCCTTCTTCACGGACTCGAGGATCTCGACGCGACGATCGAGGTCGGCGACGGCATCCTTGAGTTCCTTGACGTGCAGGTTCAGGGCGTTGATCTGGTCGGTCAGTTCCTTGCCGTAACCGGCTTGGACCTGCAGTTCCTTGATCGCGGCCTTCAGGGTATCGACCTGCTGAAGAAGTTGCTTGGCGTTATAGGCAGTGTAACTGGGGAAGTTGTCAGGAATCTCGATCATTGATGTCTCCGAGAAGTGCGTTCCATGATACCGGGAACGTGGCGGTCATGTGAAAGTTGATGCTTGCTGCGATGCTGCGTGTCTCCTGCTGGGCGTGTGGGTCCATACGCAATCGGCACACGCGACTGAATGCGTACAGGCTGCCGGTCCACCACCATTCGGTGTACGTCCCCTGCGGCAGGACGGCACGGGCCTGTTCAGGGGCAACGCCGTCAGCGATCAGGCGACTGTACTCGTCCACGGCTTCCTGCATGATAGCCCAAGTCCGTGGCTGCAAGGGAACCTGACCGTCGCCGGAGCCCTGCTTGATGCTGCCCTCGGGGCGGGTTCGCCACGATCCACGGGGCAGCCAGAAGTCCGGCTCGTCATCGACATACCGGCGGGACACCTCGTTCCAGACCATGCCGACCTGGTGCTTGCCGAGCTGGCGAGCGACGAAGATCGGTGCACGGATGTGGAAGGTGGCCTGCGGGTGGGCAAATGGAGTCCAGTGCCGGTTCCTTGCGAGGTAATGGATCAGTCGTACGTCGGCATCCTTGAGAAGTTTCTTTGTCTTCGGGACATGGGTGTCGGCCTCGTGGTCGAACTCGTCGGTCTCGTACGAGACGTACGACGATTCCTTCGCAAAGGAAACTCGAGCGGCGTTGACGACGGTCAGGTCGTCGCCCATCCAGTCGATCATGGTAACGTCAGGCATTATCAGAAGATCTCCTGCAGTGCCTCGAGGTTCGCACTCTGCTGCTTGTTGTCCGGGTCGAACATGATCTCGCCGTCCGCGTCAACCGCGAATCCGATCTCGTTTAGTTTACCCGATGCGGCCTCGTAGTGCAAGGCCGTAGCGATCCCGGTCCTGCCGGTGAACCGGTTCTTCAGCACCCGGATCACCGAGGTGTTGGCCTTGATCGGCTCGGGGTCCTGCCGGTCACGCTCCATGGCGATGACGATGTTCGGCACCGACCCGAGCGAGCCCGACCCACGGAGATCCTGCAGGGTAATCCGGGCTCCCTCCTCGTAGCCCTTGCCTTGCGAGGTCTTTCGCAACTGGGAGATGACGTCGAGGTGGACGCCTGTCCGCTCCACGAGTGAACGCATCTGCTTCATGAACTCGTCAATGACCAGCCGCTCACCACCCGGCTCGTCGGCGGCCATCATGCCGGTCACGGCTGCGGTGATGTGGTCGAGGATGATCACCCGACATCCCAAGGAGACCGCCATGTACTCCATGCGACTGAGCAGGTTGCCGTAGTCGTGGCTGCCCATGTGGTCGTACACGAACAGCGGCAGCCGGTTGATCGTCTCCCGTGCCTGCTCGTACTGGGACTCGTCCAAGTAATCGGTGTCGATGGTGGGTCTTCCAGTGCTGACCCGCAGCCGGTTCAGGGCTTCGGTCGCACGGATCTTCCGCACCGGCTTGCCGACCAGCAGGGACACGAGGTCGTCCACCGTCTCCTCAGGCGACTCCTCCAGCATGATCATCCCTACGGGGCGCTTGCTGTTCAGGTGGTGCATGGCCAGTTCCCTGACGATCGTGCTCTTGCCCGAGCCGGTTCCAGAGGTCCACAGCACGATCTCGCCAGACCTCTGCCCGATCAGGAAGTCGGTCATCGAATGCCACGGGTATTCCCACACGTCGCAGTTCTTGCGGCTGCCTGCGGCGATGTCCGAGACATGCAGGATGCCATCGGGGTGGTAATGTGCAGCCTGCCACAGGCAGTCGATCATCGCCTTGCCTTCGGAGTTCAGCCACATCTCGTTGGCGTCCTTCCTCGGGAACGACGCGATGCGAGCCCGGCCCGGCGGCAGGATCTCGGCCACCGCCTTGGCCGCAGCGCGACCGGCCTCGTCCATGTCGAACGCCAGCACGATCTCCTCGAACGCGGTGACGAAATCAAGGTTGTCCTTGATCGCTTGGACCGCACCGGCTGCACCGTTCGGGACGGACACCACGGGCCACCGGTTGTCCTGTGCCTGCGAGATCGTCAGGCAGTCGATCTCGCCCTCGGTGATGGTCAGTCGCTTGCCGCCAGCACGCCACAGGTGCTGGCCGAACAGCTCGACGCCACGCATGTTCCCGTCGCACGAGAACCGCTTGCCGGGGTATCGGATCTTGTGGGCGACGACCGTACCGGACTTGCGGTACGGGGCAACCTCGACATCCCCGTCCATGCCATACCCGAACTTGCGGCAGGTGTCGGCACCGATGTTGCGGTGCGGCAGGTCGCACGGCACGGGAGTGTGGTCGAATCGGTCTTGAGTCGTCGTTGGTTGAACGGTCTCGGTCATCTTGTTTCCGTTGGTGTGGTACCCACATGCAAAGCAGTGGGTGTGGTTGTCGTCAAAGACGACCAGGTTGTCACCGGTTTCGTCTCGTCCGCTTGCCCTGCACCTTGGGCAGGGCTGTTTCCTTAGCGGCTTGGATCTGTAGGTCTGCCCATCCGTGCGTCTCATCCGTGAAGTCCTTGGTTACGGTCAGGGAGATGACCTGCTTGTCGTCGTGCCATGCGTGTCCGTTGAGCGAATCGAGGTAGGCCTTGGCGTAGTTGTCCACGTCACCTATGGGATACAGCAACTTGCTGGTCTTGGGCTTGCGGACGAACACGTTCAGGATCACCACAAGCGGCCCGACCATGGGCTGGCGGCCCGCAAACAACTTGCGGACCACCAGCTCCATGGCCGTACGGAACACCCGGTATGTCTTCGGATAATACGTTCCCCAGCGACTGACCTTGGGTCGGGCGGCGGGTACCGGATCACCGGGCAGGCGTAACTTGATCATCAGAAGGGAATGTCGGTGGTGGAGCCGGTCTCGACATCGAGGTCGTCAGGGAAGGCGTCGGCGGCGTTGGCGGTCACTCCGGTCCCACGCTCGACCACCTGCACGCCGTTGGGATACGCCTTGACCCCGAAGCCCATGGCCGTCTTCCACAGCCCAAGGGAGAACGCCACGCGGATCTTGTCACCACCCCACGGCTCCTTGCACACCTGCTTGGCAGTGTCGAGCACGGGGATCGGCTTCAGGTTCCCGTCACGGACGGCACGCTTGAACGTGATCTGGACCTCGCCACGCTCGGTGGTCTTGATCCAAGGGATCTCGGTGATGGTCTTGCCGATGCCCTTGGCCAAGTCGGTGGCGGCCTTCTGCAGCGACTTGACCAAGGCCTTGGTCTCGGCGGCCTGACCGTCGAGGATGATGGTCGCCTCGTAGTTCGTGGTGCCAAACCGCTCGTCGCTTCGCGGCTTCTCAAGGTGGCACCACTTGGCGGTGCCAACGGGGGTGACGAACTTGGTGGGGGAGAACGTGATGGGTGAGGTCTTCTTCATGTGTGTCAGTCCTTGTTGGTGAGCAGTGAGGTCAGCAGGTTGATGAGTTGCTCGTGGGCGTCGCCGCCCACACGCTTGACGACGGGATCAGTTACCAGATGCAGCAGTTCGTGTACGACGATGTTCTCCGTATCGGGTTTCGGCAGGGGTTCGATGAACTGTTTGGCGTGCTTGGGGTGGACGATGCGGATGTGGGCCACCCGCTGCAAGGTCTCGTATTGGATGTCGCCATAGGCGATCTCGTCGGAACCGTACTGGAACTCCTTCATGTCCACGAACGATGCGGTGATCGTCCATGCCGTCAGGCCCAGCCGGTCCTGCCACTTCTTCACGATCTTGTTGAGTTGTGCTTTGGTCATCAGAACTTCCTGACCATGTTACCACCCGGAACGGGTTCCGGCCGGGGGCGGGTCATGGCGGCCTCGATCTTGCCGCTGCATCCGAGCAGGATGCGGCAACACGTCATGGTCTTGTCCTCCAGTTGTTCAATGGGGGTTCCGGTCTCGATCAGCGACTTCATCATGGCCGTGACCATGATCTGAATTTCCTTGCTCGTCATGTGGTTATTCCTGTCCCAGGATTATGGCTGCGATGATGAAACCTATCATCACCGCTATTGTGATGAACGTGTAAGTCACCGGCGGTATCTTTCCTTGGGCCCGCACTGCATGATCTCGTGGAACGGGATGCCGTCGATGACGACGCCGCAACCCAGCACCGGCTTGCGGATCATGTTCTGGCCGTACCGCATTGCGACATGCTCAATGTCCACCCCGCATCCGACATCCATTCCGAACACGCGGTTGGTCGGACCAGCGAGCCAGTGTACCCCGGCTTGGCTGTGATGGTGGCCCAGCACAGTAGACTGCATTCGGAGCATGGCCGTACGCCAAGAGGGATTGACCCCCGAGGTCCCGGTCCCGTGGGTGTAATGCACCTTGTCGATGGTGTGCTCTCGCACCCACTTCCAACCGGGGGTATGCCAGACATCAGCGTAGTCCTTCAGGTAAACGGGCGGGATCTTGACGGTGGAAGCCATGCGGGTGATCCGCTCGTCGTGGTTGCCGATGGTGACGATGGCCTTGGGAAACTCATTGTACCACCGATTGATCTCCTTCAGGGCTTCCTCGTACTCACGCTTGCTGTCCTTGGCCGAGACATCGGCGGGGTGCCGTGAGATCTGGTGGATGTCCACGACATCTCCGATGAACACGGTGGCTTCGGTTTCCCACGAGTCACGGACATCACGGATGAAGTTCATGTACTTGGGATGAACGGCTGGCAGGTGCAGATCCCCGATTACAAGCGTCCTCATATCGCTCCTTGAGTAGCAGTCGGCCGCGTTCCTTGCGGCGGGTCATCGTCGTCACCGGCACGCCGACGATGGCGGCCGCTTCCTTGACGGTCATGTCCTTGATCACGGTCAGGTACAGGGCTTCCTTCAGGCTCTCGTTCTCAAGTCTATCGTACAACGTCCCCAAGAGTTCCAAATTTTCTGATCTTTCGTGCATTCCTGTTCTCCGTGCGGCGGTGGTTCTGGACCGTGCTGACCAACGCCCGGAACATGTACGACAGTGTACACGACTCCGGGTTGTCGGAAGCCAGGCAGCGTGCGATGGCGGTGTGCACGACATCACGACGGTCTTGATATGGGACGCTGATCCGGGTCTTGACGAACGTCATCAAGGCCGGGTAGTTGGCAGTTACTTGTGCTTGCTTGGTCATGTGAAGAAGTACTTGGATTTTCGGATGTCCTCAAGGTTCAGTTTACCCATAACCGGAGGATCGGGCAAGTCCGGTATCCGCTTGCGAAGCGAAGCGGCGAAGTCATGCAGCAACGGGTTCTCGTGCATGGCGATGAACTCGTCACGCACCACCCTGTGCAGGATATCGACACGACCGGCATGGACGCCGATAGAATCGTGGATCCATGCCGAGTGTTTCCACTGGCGTTCCTCGAAGTTCAATGCCACCGCCATCAGGTGGGCCGCATCGTACGAGTGGATCAGGTTGGCCACGATCCCACGGATCTGGGCGGCGACGTCCAATGCCCGGTCCTTGGCGGGCACCAGCACCGAGCACCGGTGCAGTGCGGTCTTGATCTCCCTGCGGTCCTTGATCAGATAGGCTTGGCACACGGGGAATCCCTGCGGTGCTGTCCATGAGATGGGTTGTCCCTGCTCGGCCATGCGTTCCGTGGCATCCTGAAGCCAACGCATCAGTTCGGCTGACTTGACCACGACGTTACCAATGGCGTCACGGATGGAGCGTGCGAGATACCCGGCGATGGTCCGGGTGTTGTCGGCCATGTCATCGAGGTCGCCGTCCTGAATCAGGGCCAACTTCATGCCGAACCCGGAGATCCCGTAGGGGTACGCAAGGGTGCATCGCTTGACCATCTTGCGGGTGACTTGATCCTTCAGGACGGTCCACGGCTCGGGGGTGTCATGCTCGCTCTTGGCGGGCTTGGTCGCTGCGTCCCGGCGGATCAGTTCGTTGACGGCCTTGGCCACCCGGTCGTACATGTCCTGCGGGACGGGGCTGGGCACCAGGTTGACCGCCTCGCCGCCCACCTCGTCACGGGTCAACGCACTCAGGTGCTGCAGTCCGTTGTTGCTGCCGTCAATGTACACGCAGAGCGATGACATGTGGGACTCGGGAGAACCCGACAGCAGGGCCGCGTTCAGGTCAAGCATGGCGGCGACGAACTGCACGGGGTCGTCGTACTGCATCCACCGCTTGTCCTCATAGGGGTCGAACGAACGCTTGGCATAGTGCTTGACCCAGTTGTCCATGGTCCACTTGATCCGGTCGTCCACCGAGATCTTGTCCATGCCTGCACTGTTGGCCAAGGAGATCATCAGCGAGAACAGGCCGGTCTTCCCCAAGGCCAGCGTCTCGCTAAACATCAGCAGCCCACGGCACAGGTCATCGCCTTGGGGGTGCAGGTACGACGGCAACGGGTACACACGGCCCCGGAAGTCGAGGTTATGGGGGAACCAGATGTCCTGATCACGGTACTTGTGGGCGATGGACAGCGTGCGGATGGTCGAGAATCTCCGTGAGTTGTCCTGATCACGGCGACGCCAGAACTCACGCCCGTGCTTCTCCCCCTTGGGGACGGCCTCGGAGGTCGCCGGAGGCAGCCCGGCCACCCCGCCACCGTTGGACCACAGCCGTTGCATGATGTCGAGCACGGCCCCGTTGATCCGCCATGGCGTGGATTGGATGTAGTTCAGGGCTTCCAGCGGAACCTGCATCGAGGGAATGTCATAGTCCACCTCGTGGTTCCCGAAGGCGTCTCTTACGAGGGGCTTCTGGATGAACAGGTATCCGCCCGTACCCTCGGTGGTCCAGTCCACCGGAGGCACCAGCATGGGCGGCAGCACCGGCTTCAGGATCTCAAGGTTCGAGTGCTGGCTGAGCAGTTCGTCCAGCACCTCGGGCTTGGGCTCGATGCGTACCTCACGCTGGGGACCATGGGTCTTGCAGTACCTCAGGTTGAACATCTTGGTGCTGTCCACGGCGATGCGTACCAAGGCACCGCCAAGCAGCAACTTGTCCGAGATGGTCCACTTGATCGGCTTCATCCCGGCCTTCTTGTAGATCTTCCTGATCTCGAGGTCCGACCAGTTCTTCTTGCGGATCTCGGTCTGCCCGAACCGTTCCTTGTTGTGAGCACGGATGGCGTCGTACATCAGTTCGGTGCGTACCCCACAGGCCACATCGATCTGGATCGAGGTGGACTTACGCTCGTCCCTCCAGTCGAGCATCTCGGCCAGCGTGATCAACGCCAACTTGTCCGACGAGATGACCATGAAGGGTGGCCACCATGTACCCGGACGACCACGACTCTTCATGGCCTTGAGGATGCGACGCTTCTCGGCCTCGATGGCAGGCACCATGCGTTCAAGGGCCTTGCCGATGATCTTCCGCTCGGGCGTGTTGTGGACCGACCGTCGTTGCGATGCGATGTACCGATACCGGGCGACGCCCTGCTCGATACCGTCAAGTTCGTTGCTCTGTTCGATGGAGTACAGGTCACTGTTCATTATCGGACACCCCGTTTTGAACGACGCCAAACATCAATGGTCGGTACATAGGCGGTACTTGGGACAATTCTAAGATCGGATCTTAGATCTGCCAAGGTGCTGTATGTCAAGGCATTAGATCAGGTTGTAGATCAGATCTAAGATCAGGTACTAAGATGATGATATCAGATCATCTGATAAGAACTGATCTAAGTGCGCTACTAAGTAGAGGATTATATCAGGTGATTGAAGATCAGATGTAGGTCAGATCTTAAGCCGGTACTTAGGGCTGATCTAAGTGCTACCTAGATCAGCCCTAAGTACTGCTCTTAGTACTCTCTTGGTTTCTCCAAGAGTCGGTACTAAATCAGCCCATCACTTTCCTGCGTCCGCTGCGAGCCTGATGCATTTCTCCCACATGGGATCACCCTTGCTCAGGGCCTTGCCTTGGGGGTCCATGACGGACCATGCACCTCCGTTGGTCATGTCACGGACGACACGCCACGACTCGCCATCGGTCCACCGAATGCGGTATGCTTCGATCACGGAGATCTTCTCCACGTTGGGTCGTTCCTTCTTGTTCACTTGTTCTCCATCAGGGGAATGAGATAGTCCCACCCGTATTCCGAAGCCACTTGCTCGGGGGTTGACATGACCTTGTTGTACATGTCGTTCTCCACCTGCATCATGCAGAACTGGATGCGTGCGTCGTCGCGTTCCTTGGTCAGTTGCTTGATGTCATTGGTCATTGGTTGTTCTCCTTGAAGCAGTCCCAGCCATGCATCCTTGCGATATCCGATCCTGTATACACGTGGTCCGACATGCCCGCAACCACGGCAAGTGAGGTCAGTCGAGTGGCCTCATCATTGCACCATTTGCGTCTGGCATCGTCACGCTCGGCCAGTGCCTTGTCCCGCTCACCCATCAGGACGGTGATCCGGTCATGCAGGTTGGCGTATGACTCAGCCACCATACGAAGATGATCCTGTTCAGTCATCATGCACCTCGTACAGTCGATCGACCATGTGTTCCTGTGCGATCTCCTCGAACGCAGGCTGCATGTGCTTGATGATCTCGACCATCAAGTCCACGGTGTTCACCTCGTTGATCTCGGTGATCACGATCTCGTAGCCACGCACCAGTACATACTCGAGGCCGTTGTCCAGATCGATCAGGGTCAGGTCGCTGATGGCGGGCTCGAGGTCGTCGGGGTACCCGCCCTCGGCGGGCGTGTCACGGGAACCCGGACAGCCGGGCTCCCACCGGAAGTCCAGGGTACCCTCGACGGAACCCATGTAACGCATGTTGGTGAACTCGTACTGGTCATAGGACCACTTGGCTCTCATTGGCGGCTCCAGTTCTTGGCGTTGGTCATGGTCAGCAGGGTGTCGGGATCGGCGATCGCCGCCGTCCCGTTCAGCCACGCATTCAGTTCGGCCCACTCGCTTGCGGACAGCGGCATGTCCGGGTACACGGCACGCTCGCCGGGTTCGTACTTGCTGCCGGGTGCGATGGGCCTGTCGTCCGTGATGCGGACATCCACATGGATGCCCTTGTAGGTGACGCGGTAGGTACGCACGATCTTGGTCGGTCGGTTGTCGATGCTGATCTCTGTCATTGTGTCCTCACATTCAGAAGTTGAAACGACTGGAATCATAACGCTTTGATCCCTCTTCGGCAAGTGATCTCTTCAGTTCCTCGATGTCCCACTCGGTGTCATTGATCTTGATCTCGATGTCGTCACGCTCGTCGCCCTCGGGCAGTTCCTCCCATCGCTCGAGCATCTCATTCACCTTGGCCTCCAGAGCATTGATCTTGTCGGTGGTCTGGTGAAACTCGGCACTGACCCCGTCGTCAGCCTTGCTCGCCGACCTGTACCACCAACGCTTGGACGAACCACGGTACCGCAGGTAGTCGTAGCCTGACATCCACGACTCGTCTGCCTCCTCCGAGGCACGGTCACGGGGCAGGTCAGGCACGCCGTCGCTGCGACACATGCGGATGAGTGCAAGCGACAACTCGTACGCATGTTGCATGTCGATGTGCTCTGAGTTGCCGTGCTGCCCGTGGTACCCGACGGACAGGTTGGTGCACTGGTCGATGCAGTCCATGTACGACGCACTGTCGGTGAACACGCCCTGCGAACAGGGAGAGAACGAACCGTTGACCATGTACCGATTGATGCCATCGGCCAGTGCCTTGGCCCATGCATCGGAGCAGCAACGCTCGCCCAACTGGTGCGTGATGACATCGCTGCTGCCCTTGCGGTCGAGCGAGATGCAGGCACGGAACGCACGGTCATGGTGCATCCGGTACTCGTCGGCGGCATCCTTGCTGCCGATGCAGCCGGACTCCTCGCCGACAAAGAACGCATAGGTACCCGGCACGCCGGCACGGATCATCATGCACAGGATGGCCACGCCTGCCTTGTCATCGGCACCGAGCACGGTGGTGCCGTCACTGTGCAGCATGTGTCCGCGTTGCACGAGCGTGACCGGCTCCGGCTTGATGCCCACGGTATCGAGGTGACAGGTCCACATGATGTCATCGCCGTGGCCGGGGATTACGACCCAGTAGTTACCCGTCTCGGCACACAGGTGGAAGGTACCGCCTGCGTATGCCGGGTCGGTGCCAGGTGCCGCACCGTGCGGTGGGGTGGGCAGCATCGGGATGAGCATGTGCTCATAGCCGTGCGGCGTGGTCCACCGACACAGACGCATCAGCGTCTCGGTGAAGAGTCGGTATGAGGGAAGCCAGTTACTCACAGGTTGCTCGCAGTCTCGGCGGTGTCCGCCGTGTTGGTGTTGTTGTTCTGCGGGATGATCTCCCATCCCATGATCCAGCAGCCGTCGAGGCCACGCATGTGGTCATCGTTACGGACATCGATGTTGTCGTAGTTCAGCCGCTCCCCCGAACCGGGGTACGACTGGGCGCTCTCCGACAGGATGGGCAGCAGGTCATACATGTTGCCCGATGCGTCGGCCACGCCGATCCGGGTACCGCCGAGTGACACGAACCGCAGGCCCATTGCCCGCATCTTGTCATGGACCTGAACGATCTTGTACCCCACCATGCGGACAGGCATGACCGCATCGGGATCTTCGGGCTCCCGCAGGTCGCCGGTGTAGACCTGCACGACGGAGGAATCTTCGGGATGTTCCCAACCCCAGTCATCCTCACTGGTAGACAGGACATGCGGCCGCCATGCGGTGCGGTGGCTGAAGTTCAGTTCGGCCACCCTGATCCACCCGTTCTCCAGCATGTCGGGAACCCATCGGTCGTCCACCACCTCGCACTCGGGAACGAAGGCGTTCTCGTCGTTGGCCAGCAAGACCCGGACATAGCGGATGCGGAAGCCGTTGTAGGTGCGTCGGGCTTCGAAGTACTCGACATCGTAACCGACATGGTCGTACGAGCAGCAGTCGTACACACGCACCATGTCCCCGTGGTTGACATAGCCACCCGACACTTCGCACCACGCGAACCGATTGTCGCAACAATCCCGGCACCACGGATCGCTGTCCGTGGGGTACACGACCTCGTCCTCGTCAACGGCTTCGCCACATTCGCAGCATGTATGCGGCGGGGTGGCAATCGGGCCGCCCTGATAGTCGTTGCCCCATGTTCCGGGGTAGTGATTGCCGCATCGCAGGTCCCTTGGCATGTTGTGGTGCCAGACCACCGGTGTACCGGGCTCACCTGCACCGGTCCATGCGAAGCACCCGATGTCCAGATAGGGCAGGTACATCTCGTCAAGCAACTTGAACCCCGACACGACAAGATGATCGGTCACGGGCCGCAGGGACTTGACCCCGTTGGCCGCGAACCACGGACCCATGCGGGACCGGGACAGCAGCATGTCGCCGGGGTAGATCCGTCCGACATACCACCCCGGACCGGGCGGCGTATCCTCGGGGTAGATGTCGGGCAGGAACATCAGGGCACGTTCCACGATCTCGCCGTTGTCATGAAGCACCGCAAGGCAGCAACGCTTGGACGTGCCGTAGATCTGCACAAAGTCCTCGCGTCCACGGTCCGTCATGCACGACGTCAGACTGCCCTGCCGTCCGCATTGTCGATAGATGTCCACGATCTCACTGGACCCGAACACGAACTCGGGCTGCTCGATCGTACCCCATGCCGCACCCCATGCTTCCGCAAAGGCAGCGGCCTTGACGGACGCAGCATCGGGCGAGGTGAACTCCGCATAGCAGTGCTTCAGGTACCACTGCGACGGAGTCATCCGCTTGAACTTGATGCACGACTCGTCAATGCCGTTGACAGAATCGTTACCTGCCGACGCATACCAGCGGAGATCCGACTTGACCATGTCGTAGTCACGGGTCCGGGCGTACTCCTCGAGCCGCTCGATCGCATCGTAATGCCGGGCGGTGATGTTGTGCCACTGGTCCGCGTTCAGCCTGAAGGTGTGGACCTTCGGGCCGACCGAGTCGACGAACTCGGTCACGATAACCTGCTTCGCTTCTGGGATCGTGCGAACCATGTTGCACGACCATTCACGACAGACCTTGTTAGGGTCCATGCTGGCCTACCTTTCTGCCGCAATGCGGCACGGACAGGAAGCATACCACAGCGGTATGCAAAAGGCCCGTAGCACCTGTCGGTGATACGGGCCGGGTGTTTCACGGTGAAACAGGTCAGGCGTCCCGCTTCTCGTCGAGGGTCTCGTCGATGTGAAACGGGATGTACGGGCGGTCGATCACCTGCGTCCACCGATCGACGGAGATGTGGACACGCAGCGTACCGTTATGGCCGTGAGCCACGAAAGAACGTTCGGTCGGAAGAACTTCCTTGGTGATGTACCCCTGCTCCTCTGCCGCCCGCATGTAGCGGTCCACCGCAGCGATGGCTGCGGCTTCGGTGGTGAACAGGTGCGTGCTGCAGAATCCCAGACTGATGGGATTACCGATTCCGTGGACCTTGACGGCCCAGGTGTAGCGAGTCATCGTCATTGCATCCTACTTTCTGCCGCTGTGCGGCATTGGTGTTCGACATGTCAAACACCGAACCGAAACATGTTTCACAGTGAAACAAGTGAATGCCGATGTACGCAGTCAAGCGTACACCGGCGTTGTATCTAAGTTGCGAACGGTTGATCGTACTAATACGGATACGGTGGCCGTGGCAAGCGACCAGAGCATATCCGCCGATACCCCGACCCATGCGGGTCCGCTGTCGGCACGAACGACGACAGTCCATGAGGGTATATGTTATTCGCGTAGGGATGGCTCCCCGAAACGCCCTTTAGCCTTTCGGACAATCTGCGATCATCGCGGTTTCCCGCCACGCTACTGGACCACGCCGGACCCGGTCGCTTTCGGCTTTCGCCTAATCTAACCTTCGATCGGACGCTCGTGGTCGTTGGCAATACCTACCTTTCGATAGGTGCGGGGACTTGTCATTCCCGGCGACTCTCGCTCGTTATCCTAGCCCTCTTTGCTGGAACATGTTTCACGGTGAAACACGCTCCCCGGTGGGGCAGGCAGACCTACGACTTGTCAATGATCCACTGACATGCGTCAGTATACCATATTTCGGATTGATTGTCAAGTTACTTCACACACATTTTCAAAAATATTTTTTAAATAGTTCCGGTGAAGTTGGTCGCTACGCATTACGCATTACGCATTACGCATTACGCATTACGCATTACGCATAAGACGCCGGCGGCGTGGCGGCTAGCCAGGTCGGTGGCGGGTCGAGGGCCAGGGTGTTTCACGGTGAAACATGTTGGCCGGAGCCGGAGCCGGAGCCGGAGCCGGAGCCGGAGCCGGAGCCGGAGCCGGAGCCGGAGCCGGATAGCGTCCGAATAATCTTCGGGAATCTTCTGTAGAGGTCTTGACTCCCCTTCGGAGTGTGGTAAACTCCCGTTGTCGGTCTGGTCCCGTGTTGGGATCGGACGCGACGGGACCGAACCGGGCGAGGCCCGGAAGGATTCAAGATGTCCAAGCGTAGGATTGTCAAGGTGGCGAAGGTGACGCGGGCTGCGGTCGATGCGGCTGCGGCTGCTTACAGGATCGCGGCTGAGGGTGTCGAGGATGCTTCCGCTACCTTCGGAAAGGCGCTCGCCGCTTTCTTCCCTTCCAAGGGCAAGGGAAAGATTCGTGTTCCGAAGGAGGAGTCGGCGGCGATCGGCGAGACTGCAGGGATCGGGAAGGACCGGATTCGCGGACTGCTCGCCTTTGGTGACTGGCTGCTCGCAGGCAACTCCGGGAACGAGCGGGCCTTCCGCGACTCCCGGAAGGGCCCGAAGGGCAAGGGCAAGGGCGGGCGTAACGCCAAGTCTCCCGCTGCCCGCATCGCGGACATCCTCGCGAAGGTGGACCCGTCGGAGATTGACGCGGTCCTCGAAGAGGCGAGGGACATCGCCGCGGCGCTGACCGTCGTCGACGACGACGGGGACGACGACGCGGGCCAGTGACCTAACCTAGTCGGAATAAACTCGCCCCGCATATCGCAAGGTATGCGGGGCTTTCTTATGCTTACACTTTCCTACGCTTTCCCTCTCCACCAGGTGGAAACGCTAGGATATTCTATATCGTTATTCGGTGGGGTGTTTCACAGTGAAACAGGTCCGACCCGACGACGGCCGACCTGTAGCCTAGGCTACGGCCGACGATTGGCCCGCTTGACCGGACATCGGCCGCCCACGCGGGCGGGGTGGGGGCACGGGGGGTCGCGGCCTCGCGGACGCGGGGAAACCCCCTCCGCTAATTTCCGACCCCCAAGTCGATTTCTCGCTACAGCCCGCCAAACCGCCTAGGACGGCTTCCCGGCTGCTTGGGCGGCCTGGATACCCCCCAGCCCGAGGAACGCCCCAGAAGCCCGCCACGGGCCCGTGGGACGATCCCAGCCGTCACCGGGAAGATCAACCGACCGGACTTCTGCTTTCCCGACGCTTCGCGATCCCATTCCTTGACCATCTTCTCGAGTTCAACCTGATCCTGACGTTTCTTCCGGGACTGGGGATCGACCTGCAGCTGATCCCTGAACAGTCCCACCGCCCCCGACAGTGCCTCGATCCGGTCATCGTGGGCCAGCGAGCCACGCTCCCGCGTCAGCCGGGTCAGTTGGTGCATCAGGGTGGTATCGTTGGCCACCTTGGGGTCGATGACCAGCCGATGGTTGGCGACCACGGGTTCTAGGATCTCCAAGATCCGTCGTTCCTTCTGGCCGGTTGACCGGACTTCCTCGACGGCCACGCCCAACGTACAGGTCAGGGCGACCACCGGCTGCAGCAGCTTGGTGAACATGCCGTCGCCGAAGTTCGATTCGCAGACGATGCGTCTTACGCCGTGCTTCGCGGCCACCTCGGCCAACCGCTTCAGTACATCGGGTTCATGCCCACCCGCGAAGCCACCGGTCTCGGGGATGAAGATCGTCCCGTTGAGCAGTCGAGCTACGGCATAGCCGGTCTCGTCCGTACCTCGTCCCGAGGGATCGACGTACATGACGGTATCCTCGAAGTCCGCCCACTCCTTGTCGAGCCAAGCCGGGCCGTAGAACCGGTCCCGACCCAATCCGGGGGATTCGATCTGCAGCGGAGCTTGGGTACCCCACATGACCTGCCGTGGCCCCATGTGGCCGATGCAGTCGGTCACGACAAGATCCGATAACTTCAGGGGATACCGATCTTGGTCTGCCAGCGTGGTATCCAGCAGCATCTGCAGTGCGAACATGGACGGACCCATGATCGCCTCACGCTCGCCCAGTATCTCCTCGGGGTAGTACTCGGGGTACGTCGGAAGATTGACTGATCCTGCCGACATCAGGTCATGGACATACGGGGCCAGGTAGCGATGGGCCAGTTCGTTGTCGGGACTGGGGACACGGGCGGGCCACCGTTTGCACTCATAGTGCTTGGCCAGCTTGTTGTAGACGGATTCTTCCGTCTGTGGAGTCCCGAGATACACGATCTCCCCGCCGGGGTTCAGGACGTTCTCAAGCTCCATCAGCTTGTTGTACAGGGTATCACGTGCCTCGATGGTCCCGGAGTTCTCGATGATCTCGACGTCATCACAGATGATCAGGTCCACGTGGGCACCCGTGACCATGGCCTTGATGCCGTAAGCCGCAACAGAGGGATCCTTGCTCGTCACCGTACGGCAGCCGACGTCGAACCGGTCGGCCCCGTCCCGGTCCCACATGCCGGGCTTGAGATGCTTCAGACACTCCATTTCCTCGACCAGTCTTCGGGTCAACCGGATGAACTCACGGGCCCGGTTCTGCACCGCGCTCAGGCACATGATGGTCATGTCGGGCTTGTGCATCAGCCGCCAAGCGGCGTACCCGGCGGTCATGTAGGACTTGCCGAAGCCACGCATGGCTTGGATCATTCTTCGGCTGGGGCCGGTCTGGATGAACTCGGCCACGTCGTACTGGATCGGTGCCGGGTTGGGCAGCCCCAAGGTCTGCCACTGCATGAAGACGAAGTTGCGGAAGTCCTTGAGTTCATCCATGTGTCAAAAGTACTATAGTTGGCGACAAGTGTAGCACTTTTATCACACGGTCTTCTTGAACGGCAGCAGTTCCTTCAGGCGACGCATCTTCTCGTCGGTCACGGCCATGAGCTCACCGGGCTGGGTGTTGTCCTTGATCATTCGGAGAGCGGCTTGGGCCCAGCCGGGGGTGGCGGTCTCGGGGCTGCTCAGGGCCTCGATCATACGGTCGGCCAGCAGGTCGGAAATCTGGTCAATCTTCCTTGACATCGTTCACCTCACTCAGGGTACCTTCCCGGTACATTTGGTACATCATCCCGTTCAGGGCATTCTTGACGCTGTTGAGTTCCTGCTCAAGCCGCGAGATCCGCAGCTCGACAATCTGTCGGTCCTTGGCCATTTCCATCTTCAATGTGGCGATGTCCGTACGAACCATGTGGATCATGGTCATCAGCCCCACGGTGCCGGTGACGCCGGTAATGAAGATACCGGCGATGATCGACAGGGTGGTCATTGAGATGGGGTCGGTCATCGGAACACCGCCGTATGGATGCTAAGGACAGCTTCACTGTTCAACGTATATGACGTAACGCTTGGAGCCCATGTCATAATCGATGTTGCGGCAGTTGTATCGACAAAAACACCTGATTCTGCTGTATGCGTGTAGTTGGCCATTACCGCATAGTTTGCATCAGGCATGGTGGTATTCAGGTTAATACCAAAACGATCATTAGCCGCAAGTTCAGAAACGCTGTGTACGTTTGCTGATGCGGTTATCGTACGCCAGTTGAACGTAATTGCAGCCCCGGACAAGACGGTTGTTGCAACCGTAGTGAACTCAAATGTCTTTGTGGTCGGTACGGCCGTGATCACATAGGCAGCTCCAGCGACACCGGTTGCGGCGTAGATCTTATGGCCGACCCGAAGACCATGATCATTGGTGGTTGTAACTACAGCCGTGGTTGACCCGGAAGTTCTGCTTACGGTCGCCGTTCCACCAAACGGATTGGTGGTGGTTTCAGGCGTAGACACGGTAAAGTTGGCCCACGCTCTACACCCATACGCCACAGCCGACGATCCGTAGCCCGAGTTGAACGACATGTCACCGAGCACGCTTACGTCGTCGGAAAAGGTGGTGTCGCCAGTGACGTTGCCGGTGACGGTCAAGGTACCCCCGACAGACGCCGTACCGTCAATGACGGCATTGCCGTCTACGTTTAGGTTGACGTCAACGTCAAGATTATTCGAGACAGTTACGTCCCCTCCAGCCGTCCACGTCGGAGCCCCAGCCGACATCTTGTCGTTGTCCACGGCATCGTCCGCGATCTTATCCGTGGTTACGGCATCGTCAGCGATCTTGGCCGTGGTGACGGCACCGGGACGAATGGAGTTTGTAACCACCGCTTCGCTTCCGGTGGTCTGCTTCAGCTTCTCGGCAGTGATTGCTCCATCCGCAATGCTGTTGACCGACGTCAGGGCCACCCCGTCCACATCATCCTTGACCTCTTGGATCAGGAACAGCAGCTGATCCGTGTTCTTGTTCAGGTCGGCAGCCGTCAGGATGGACGAGTTGGTGAAGTTCACGATCCGGTCGGCGATCGTGGTATCACGTTCAATCCTGATCGTGGTTCCAGAAGCCGGTTCGTTACCGGCGGTAAAGGTGACATCCTTGTCCGTGATCGTGTAGTGGGTCGTGTACGTCTTGATCTGGTCGTTGACGTAGACGTCCACCTGGTCTTTGACCGGGACATCGAGGAAGGTGTCGATGTCGTCAAAGGAAAAGGGACCGGCACTTCCGGTGCCTAGGTACTCGATAAAGCTGTATGAGGAAGGCATGGTTGGTCTCCAAGATTCAGGGGTTTACTTCTTCATGCCAGATCGCTTGCGAAGGTTGAACGTATCGACCAGTTCCTTTTCAGACCAATCGTACATCCTTGAAAGCGGGTAAAGATTCTGGCCAATGCTCATAAGCCGTAAGTTATGAAGCGTGGACTGATTGAAGTCCTGCTTCAAAATGTCTTGCGTGACCTTACCGACTGACTCGAAAAACGACCCGGCCGGAGTCCCAAGAATCCCGGATTGGCTGAATTCGTATGGACTGAACATCGGCCTGTTCAAGAACGTATCTTTATGGCCGAATCCAGTGGCAACCGGATCGACAACATGCTCCATCACGTTGTCTGCAAACATGCCCGGAAGGTAGAACTCTCCGGTGTTGTACAGGCCTCCCTTGATGAAGCCTTCGACTCCAAGACGTTTTTCAATTTTCTTGGCAAGCTTCTTATCGCCCTTATCATTGGCTGACTGCCATGCCACAAGTTGGCGACAGTAAGTGATAATGGCTCCAGTCAGGATCGCTGCCGAAATTTCCAGTGCAACTTGGGTGCGTGCCTGTGCATCACCATAACGGATCCTGCTGGCATTCTGGAACAGGAAGTTGTCGACGCTCTTGAGGCTGAAAGTCCTGAACTGGGTGAAGATCTTGCCCATGAACGAGAACGCAAGATCGTGGAAGTCGCCGCGGGTGGGGACGTCCTGAATTCTGGTACGGACTCCGCGATCAATGAACCCACGCAGAAGGTCAAACTCAGGACCGGCCAGCTGCCGGAGATTCACGACCCGATCAAACGCAAGGAATTGTCTGGTTTCTGCCGTATTTCCGACAAACCGAACCACGGTGTCATACTGTGCCGGGTCCAGTCCAAGAGAACGGATCGTGATGTCATCCATTCTCCGGGCAGTCCCGCGAGAGACATCGTACAGATGTTGAACCAGCGATGTAGCCATCATCTGCTGACTGAATGACGTGACCGGAGCAAGCATGCTCGTATCGGCAAACATGTTTGTGGCCCTATCAAGGGTGCCACGAACCGCACGACGAGCACGACCGATCGGAGTTACTGCACCGAATCCGCCAGCAACTTCTTCCCCCGGCATGTTTTGATACAACGTTCTTCGGAGCCGGTCTGTTGCCGGATGGAATGCCTGATCAACCAGCATTGCGAAGTTCATGGTTCCTTCATCCATGTTCCTCCAGTTGGTGACCATTTCAGCAAGTGTCGGCATTTGGGTAATGAACTGGCGAAGTCCGGTTGTGGCAATGGACCTGCTCAGCTCACCCACGGCGTTCAGGGCAAACATACCGCCCTTGGCCATGTAAACCAGCGGAAGAACCACAGAAGCTACATCCTGTCCAAGCTCGTTGAGGATTCGTAGTTCATTATTTGCATGCTGTACCGGCTCAAACCTGAGAGCCCCAATCAGGGTTCTCATTGCTTGCTGGGTACCTGAAGAAGCGGGCTGAAGTCCCATTTCCAACCCACGCGCATTTGCCAAGTCAAGCCACTCGGTAAGTCGCTCGATCTGGACAAACTGGGGGGCACCGATAGCTCCGGCCCCACGAACACGGTAGATTCGGTTGTTGACCAGAAAACGGTTCAGTGCACCAACCATCTGGTGTTCATTGATCTCTCCTTGGGTGGATACCAGATACTTCTTCATGACGCTGGACAGGTCCATGTCAGTAAGGTCATCAAGGTGGAGATTGGTGTTTCCACGATTGAAGTAATCAGCACTGGCATTAATCTGGGAACCCTCGTTCAGGGTGTTCCTGCCACGGAAACGGTGTGATCGAATAGTTCTGGGCTGCTGGGCCATAGGACCAAGAAGATGGTCCATGGCTTCGGCAATTTCACGATCGGTTTCCGTCAGTACGGCACCATCAGCACGGTTGGCAATGCGGATAAGATTGTCGGCAAGGACAACCGCAGCATCGGCAACATCGTCAAATTCCTCAACAGTGCCGTCAGCATGGCGGAATCTACGGAGCGGAGCGGCCCGGGTTCCACCGGTTGACAAGGCATTCGTAAGCAGGTTGACAAGATCTTGACGTCCGTTTTGGCGTGCCGCGATATCTCGAATCACATCCCAACGCCACAGTCTCGGGAAGTAGTTTGGCTCGAGGAATTGAAGTCCCGGAATCTGTAGATTTCGTGCATTTTGCACCATGTCATCAAGAACAACCCGAAGGGCTCGAGCCGTCTCGGTAACCGCGGCGTCATTGTCGACTCCGCCACGAAGCACTCGGATAACGCGACGATCGAATTCCATCTTAAGAGCCCGGTTTGAGACCATGGCTCGAATGCCGTTACCGAACGTGATTCGATCGTTGGTACCGATCTGCAACGCAAATCGCGTAAAGCCATTCCGTCGTGCCACCAGAACGGTGGCCATGTTTGCGTTGACTCTGGAAATCCCCTCTTCAAGGTACGTACGTGACTGTGTAACGACTTCTCCGGCGGCGTTCCTCATGATGGTTCTGGTGTTTTGGACCATCATCCCAAAGATGCGGACGTATGGGTTATCGCTACCCATGATATGTTTGGCCTGCGAGAATACACGCTGAATTCCCAAAGGAAGACGCTGGCTTAGGCTGTTCAGGATTGGAACGTCACGCTGAAGTCGCGTGTTGCTTTCGGCGATTTGAGTAGCAGCCTGTTGAGCGTTGGTCGCCATTGGCGTGTTTGGGTTTGTCTGGAGATTGGTGATTCCTTGGGAAGGAGTAGGCATTCCCGGACCGCCTCCAGCACCGCCTCCAGCACCGCCTCCAGCACCGCCTCCAGCACCGCCTCCAGCACCGCCTCCAGCACCGCCTCCAGCACCGCCTCCAGCACCGCCTCCAGCTGCTTG